CCTTGCGCGTCAGGCCGGTCTCGGCGGCGATCTGCTTGGTCGTCCAGCAGGCGCCCTCGGGCAGGGCGTGCAGGATGGCGGTCTGGGTGTCAGCGGCGCCGCACATATCAGCGCTCCTTCACCCGAATGGGCTGACCGGTGCGGCGGTCGTTGAGCAGGACTTGGCCGGCCATGGCCGCGCAATCCACGGTGCCGCCCTGGCGTTTGCCGAAGCGCTCGATGGCGGCGATGCCCTCCTTGATCTCCCGCGCCAAGCCGTCGCCGGCCTTGGCGAGGAACTCGACCAGGTCGTCGGCCACCGGCACCTCGCACAGTTCGGTGACCATCTTGCGGGTATCCTCGACCGAGCAGCGCTGGAACTCGACATAGCGGCCGACGCGGCTGGCGACCTGGGGATGACGGGCCAGGCCGGCACGGACGCGGCCCATGCCGACCAGGATGAACGGGATTTCCAGCATGTCCGAGAGGTCGCGCAGGGTTTCCAACTGCTTGCCGCTGCGGACGATGTGGTCGACCTCGTCCACGATGACGCAGAAGTCCTCGTCGTCGCGCTCGGCTTGGCGCGCGCGGGCGCCCAGCACCTCCAGCGCTTGGCGGTACATGCGTTCGAAGCTGTGCTGGGGCTGGACGCGCAGACTGGTCAACAACTCCCTCAGCATCCAGGTCGGCGTCCACTCCGCCTTGGCGCGCAGATAGACGCTGCCGTGCTGCGCGGCCCACCAGGTCACGGTGGCGGTCTTGGACACCCCCGGCTCCCCGTCGATGACCATCAGGCAGGCTTCCTCCGCGCCCCGCTCCCGCACGTCCCCGAGCGCGCTCAGGAAGCGGGCGACGTTGGATGTCTTGACGAACGTATGCCTCATCGTCAGGCTACCCCTCTCAACTGTTCGGTGATCTGTTGCAGGGCGAGCACGTCGACGCCCTCCAGCTCGCAAAGGTCCCTGAACGGCCGGCTGCGCAGCTTTTCGCGCAGGTAGGCACCGTCCTGGGATGTGGCGGCGTCCGGGTGTTGCAGCACCCACGCCGCCCATTCCGTGTCCGAGGCGAAGTTCGGCCGCCCATTCGCCGCCATGCGCGGTGCGGGCGCTTCCTGGCGCTGCTCCAGGCGCGCCAACTCGGCCTCGGCGCGTTCTTCTTCGATGATGGTCAACGGCGCCGGTTCGGCCGTCTGGTGCTCGACCAGGTGCGGGCCGTCCAGCTGGGCAAGCGCGCGATCGCGCTTATCATCCAGGCGGCGGACCTGTTGCTTGACTCGCTGCTCCTTGCCCTGCTGCTCCATGGAGACCGGCACGTAGCGGGTCGCGTGGGCGTTCCACTCCGCCACGCAGATCAGGCGGCCGAGGCGGTGTTCCTCTGCCGTGCGCTCGACCTCGCGCACCCAGACGTGGCTGGCGTCGTGGATGTCGTAGCCGACGGCCACCTCTTTGCCGTGGTAGGGCTCCAGCGCCATGTGGTGGTACTCATTGCGGCCAAGGGTGACGAGGGCGCGCTTGGTCTTGCGCAGTTCGTAGCTGCGGAACAGGTCGTCGGCCTCTGCCGTCGACACGGTGACCGGCTGCCAGCCTCGAGCTTCCCAGGCCGCCCAGGCTTCGTTCGGGGTCATGTGGCGGCGCTTGCCGGTGACCGGGTCTGTGGTCTTGGGCAGACCCGAGTGCGGCCGAGCGTTGTAGGCGTCGATCGTGTCCTGGCAGAAGCGCAGGAAGTCGTCCCAGGCCATCACGGCGCGGGCAGCGCCGAACTGCTTGATCTCGCGGCGGGTGACCTTGTGCACGATCTGCTTGTACTCGGGATCGACATCATGGCCGCTATAGGTCGGCAGCCTCTTGGCCGCCCGGTTCCATTCCTGCTGGAAGCGCTCAATGATGCCGCGAGAGTGCGAGCGGTCCGGCAGGCTGTCGTAGTTGACCGTGCCCAGGCGGGCCAGGATGCCGGTGAGCGGGGCGTCCATGCGGATGTTGTCGAAGCCGGGGCCGTTGTCGGTGTACCAGATCGCCGGCACGCCGCCGGTGAGGACGGCTTGGCGCAGCGCGTCGGTGACACCGCTGGCGTTCTCGGACAGGGCCGCCGACCAGCCCACGGCGCGGCGGGTGGCGACATCCAGGACCGTCGTAAGCTCCGGCTTGAAGGGCAGGCCCGACAGGGGGTTGCAGACCTCGGCCGGGAACAACTTGCCGTCGGCCGTGTAGATGCTGGTGGGCTCCAGGTCGTCTGTAGTGCGTTTCTTGTAGGCGCGCAGGGCGACCATGGCCCGCGGCCCCTTGCGCCCCTTCTCGCGCTCCTGCGGCGGCAGCGACTGCAGGAACCGCCGTGCCTGGTCGTAGCTCGGCACCTCCATGCCCTCGGGCAGGAGTGACGGCAGGCGGCGCAGGACGTCGGCCAGCCCTGGGTTGCGCGGGTCCCGCCACTCTTTCAGGAAGTAAGGCGCCCAGGCCGGACGGCCGCCCTTGGCCGGCCCCTTCGGTAGTAGGCCGGCTGGTCCGTGCTCCTCGCGCGCTTTCAACCAATCGTACAGACTGGCCCGCGACAACGTGCGGCGTCCGGCCTTGCCGGCCTTGGCGTTGGCTTGGCCGATCAGAGCCTGCAGCTCCGGCCGCAACTGTCCGGCGCGCGCCAACTGGACGAGCGTCAGGATCGCCTGGCGGGCGCTCAGCCCCGTCCGCAGCCGAATGGCGTCCACCTCGGCCAGCAGCGCCAGGCGCGCATCCCGGCAGGCGATCTGCCACGCGGTCACGTCGGCGGGTGCAGGTGCTGCGGGCGCCGGCGCCACGGGCGTGATTTCCCTGGCCGGCTCATGCTTCAGGCGGTAGGCCGCGATGGCTGCTGCCGGCAGCGCGGAGAGCGGATATTCCAGGCCGCCGCCGCTACCCGCGCGCTTGCGCGACGGCCACGCCTCGCGCTTTGCCTTTTTTTGAATGCCCCTGTCGGAAGCCGGCACACCAGGAAGGCCAAGCCCAGCCCATTCCTTCGCCGATTTCCAGACATCCTCATAGGCATGCTGGATCATCCGCCGCCGGTCGCTCATGACCGGCCTCCTTTGGGAAGGCGGACGCGCTCAAGTAGAATGTTCCAGAGCCGACCGATTCGAAGGAGAGGGTGCCGTGTCCTTGCGACGATATGCCGAATTCTGCGACCGCATCCTTGAGGAACTTGGAAATGGGTGGACGGAGTCGCGCCTGCAACAGCTCGCCGAACGGCTGAGGACCCTCGGGTATCCGCGGTGGGAGCGGTGGCGAACCGCGCACGCAGCCGCCGTTCACGATCTGCTCGCCGCAGCGCCAAAGCGGCAGAGCGCTCTTCTGGCGAAAGCAGAGGAACCGGACCTTCTTTGCCTGGCGGGCATTCAGGCCGCGCTAGAGGCGCGGGCGCTCCTACTCCAAGCCGAGGTTCTGGCCGATGGTGTCGGCGCGGGGTATCGCTCGCTTGCGGCGGAGGCGGCGCGGTGTCACGCGGCCCTTCAGGACGAATGGCCGGCCTATCCGCTCGAAGGTCACCCGGGAGAGTACCCGGAATGTCTGATTCTGGCCGTCCGTGCCCTGTTTTCTGATTGATAGTCATGCGTCCACCTCCGGGCCGCTCAGCCCCTCCAGGATGTCCGGCGTGATGTTGGCTTCCAGGCTCTTCAGCTCCTTGTCCAGGCGCTTCAGGTTCGCCTCGGCCTGGGCGCGCAGCACCTTCTTGGCGGACATCTCCACCAGCACCGCCTGCTCGCCGCGCAGCGCCCGGCAGCCGCACCGCTGGGCCATCCAGTCGACCAGCCAGACGGCGCCCGTGGCCTTGACGAAGGCGGGCAGGTATTCGGCGGGGAAGCGCCATTCGGCCTTGCTGCAGGCGGTCCAGGCGTTAAGCTGCGCGACCGTGATCTCCCCGAGGTCGGCATCGCCGAACACAAGCTCGGTCATGTGCGCCGCCACTTCGGCGCGGCTGTAGGGGCAGTCCCGCAGCGCCTGGGCCAGGGCGTGGCGCAACGCATGACTGAAATTGAAGCTGCCAGCCATCTGCCGCGGCGCGGGCGGCGGCCCGAACAGCCGCAACTCCCCTTGGCGTTCATCCTCGACGCGGCGCACCATCGGCTCCCCCCGGAGCTGCAGAGAAATGCGTCATATCTGACGTAATTTTGACCCCGACGGCCGAGGCCCACTGGAAGACGAGCATCAGCGGCGGCTCGTACACGGCACCCGACGGCGAGACCTCGCACCCCTCGTAGCGCTGGAACATGCGGTGGCTGACGCCCAGCCGGGCGGCCACATCGGCCTGCGTCAGCCCGGCCGCCGTCCGCCCCTTCTTGAGCTGGCCGATCAGCCGCATGTAGTCGAGGCGCCAGCTCATCGCTCATCCCTCCACCGACGGTGCGGGGCGGCCGTCACGGGCCAGGGCAGGGGAAGCCCGCTGACGGCCGCACCCGCCTCCCCTACACTGCGATCGCCACAACCAGCAGTGAGGGAAGAAGGGATGGGCAAGAAGGAGTTCCTGCGCGACGTAGCCGCTCTTACGGACGGGCTGCGTGCCGATATGGTCAAGGACCGCGCGGTCATCGGCGAGGCGGCGCTTGCCGTGATTGCGGCCGGCACGACCGTCACGGTGGAGACCCTTATCGCGGAAGTTGAGCGACGCATGGATAATCCCCCATCGAATGACCTGTTCACGTGCCAGAATTACGAGGCAGCGGCGGAAATACTGCGTCGTACAACCCGCCAAGATCGGTGAGGGGGCGCGGCGCCGTCCGGCCGGCGTCGGCCATGACCAGCGCGGTCACGAAATGCGGCGGCCAGCCGGCGCGGACCATGAAGGTGTAAAAACCACAGCCGTGGGCGAACGGCGTGTCGGCCATATCGCCGTCCTTCACGCACTCGTCGATCATGGCCTTAGCGGCCACGATGTCCCGAATGAGCTGATCCTTCCCCTTGTCTGTGAACGGAAGGTGGGTGATCTCGGCCTGCAGGCGGTCGGAGATGCATTCGATGTTGATTGCATTCTGCTGCATGGTTATCCCCCCTGGGTGATGACGTCGGCGGCGGCCGGCCGGGCGGTGCCTAGGCGGCCGCCCGGCCTTCGCCATTGCTTGCCGGGTCATCCTCGGCTTTACTGCTGCGGATGGAGTGGATGCGGTGCCCGTCGCGGCCGTAGCGCTCCGGGAACAGGTCGCGGACCTTAAGGCCCAGCGCGTCCGCGATGGCCTTTTCCTGGGGATAGCTCGGGCTGCGCAGGGCGAAGTAGATCGTCTGCTTGCTCCACCCGTTCTCGCGGGCGAGGCGGGCGAGCGACGTGCCGCGCAGCTTCAGCTGCACGCCCACCCACAGCGCCCGTTCGTGCGGAGAGGTTGGAATGTCGGTCGGCTTGGTCATATCGCCCCGTGCTGGTCTAGGTTCATGGCCGGTGCCAATTCCCGGCGCTGGTATAGACATAAACCCCAATCGGGGTTCATGGCAAGGAAAATTGAACCCCAAATGGGGTTCGATCCTGCTGTCAGGGCATCACTCGTTGCGATATATGGAAAAGCATTTATTTTTCAGGAGGTTATATAAGGTTCGAACTGTTCGCCCCTATCCGGGCCAGGAGTTCGAGCTTTGAGTGACGAGGGGGGAACGCTGGGTGATCGGCTTCGGCAGGTTCGGGGAGACCTGTCTCAGGTTGCCTTTGCTGAGCGGCTCGGGGTCGATAAGAACTCGGTTGGCCGCTATGAACGGGATGAACGCCAACCGGATGCTGATTATCTGCGTCGCATCCATTTGGAGTTTGTAGTCAGCGTCGATTGGTTGTTGACGGGTGAGGGTGATATGCACCCCACCGAAGGGACGCTGGCTCAGCAATCGCAGGCAGTGGCGGCGCCGGGCGAGATTGGGCTGGACGAGGAATTGATGGGCCGTCTGGTGGACGGAATCCTAAAGGTGTACAAGGAGGAAGGGGTGCGTCTGCCGCCCATCGACCTGGGGCGCCTGGTTGCCCGCTTTCAGGCCGACTTGGTCGCCGCTTACGACGACCCCGACGAGCGGAAGGTCGGTCTCAAGCTGGCCCTGCAGCAGCTCCGCCGTGACCTCCGCGCCCACCCCGCCGCTGATCAGAGCAACAGCAAACGGTTGGCTTGAGGGTGGTCAGTTCGCGGCAGGCTACCTGCTACGACGTTATAGGACTGCGTTCAATTGGGGGAATTTCCCCATACGCAGCGGCTACGCCGTCGCACCAGGCCTGCCCAAACTGCGCCAAATGGACTACCACTTCTGTCCAGAATGGGTGCCAATCCGTGCCCATTCTTGCTCATTCGTGTCCAGAATGCCGGACCTGCCTAACCACCCCTAACGTCAGCGGCCATGCGGGTTTCCGCCCATTCTACCCGTGTCCAGAAACGATCACCTCCCCACAAGGGCGGCGTCAGCGACCCTGACCTTGACCTGCTCCCCGCAAACTCCTCCAGTTTGAGATAGAGTCCCCCGCAGCAGGGGAGACTACCGAATGAAGCGCAGCCGTTTCACCGAGGAGCAGAT